AAAAGAGGAAAGACTTTGAAGGCCGTGAGATGTTATTTCCACGCCGCTGGGTAACACTGGCTGTTTTTCCAGAAAGCACTAAGGTGCTTGTATAATGAATATTAAACTTATAACACTAAAAACAAATCATACTTTAATTGCTAAAGTTGAAATACCTTTTGATCAATCATACATCGTTGTCAAAGAACCATTACAAGTAGCTCTACAACCAACCAAAGAAGGTTCTGGAATCATGTTTGTGCCTTTCGTTGAATATGCTGAAGAATTTAAGACAGGTTTCAAATTTTCAATGGACAACATATTGATGATTTCTACTCCGGTAAAAGAACTAGAAGATAATTACCGGCAAATCTTCAGCAACATTCAAATTGCCTCATCTATTCCAAAGTTATGATATACTAGTTGAATGAAATATTACACAAACATTTCCGTACAAGGCAACAATGTTCTGTACCGAGGTGTAAACAATGGTCGGCGGGTTAACAAGAAAATTGAATACTCGCCGACTTTGTTTTTGCCGACGAACAGAAATACTTCGTGGAGAACATTGTTTGGTGAAAAACTTGAAGCTAAACAGTTTGAAACAATTCGTGATGCTCGTGATTTTGTAAAGAGTTACCAAGATGTAGCAAACTTTAAGATATATGGAAATGACCGATTTGAGTATGCCTTTATTGCTGATGAACATCGTGGAACAATTGATTGGGATATTGGTCAACTATCAATCGTAATCATCGATATTGAGGTTGGTTCAGAGAATGGTTTTCCAGATCCATATAAAGCCACTGAGCCAATCACGGCTATTTCTGTTCGCCAACTAAATGGTGGTATCACGGTTTATGGTTGTGGTGACTATGAAAAACAAGGCAATGAAGACTATGTAAAATGTAAAGATGAATGGACACTTTGTAAGACTTTTCTCAAAGACTGGCAAGCAAATTATCCTGATGTGATTTCTGGTTGGAACATTGACTACTTTGACATTCCATATTTGATTAATCGTTTCAATCGTATTCTTGGTGAGGATGAAACCAAGAAACTTTCGCCATGGAATAATGTGTGGGAGAGGTCATTCGTACATAAAGGCCAACAAAAGAAGGTCTACAATATGATTGGCATCTCAGCTCTTGATTATATTGAGTTGTACCGTTGGTATGCTCCTGCTGGTAAATCACAGGAATCCTATTCACTGAATCATATTACAAGCGTTGAATTAAATGAATCAAAAATATCTTATGATGAATATGACAACCTCCACCAGTTGTATAAACTCAACTATCAAAAATTTATTGAGTATAATATCAAAGATGTGGAACTTGTCGTAAAACTTGAAGACAAACTTAAACTCATTGAACTAGCACTCACTCTAGCCTATGATACAAAGACCAACTATGAAGACGTATTTGCACAAACTCGTATGTGGGATTCACTTATCTATTCGTACCTCTTGGAGAAAAATATTGTTGTCCCGCCTAAAGAGATACAGAAGAAAGATTCAGCAGGGGAGGGTGCCTATGTAAAAGATCCTCAGATTGGTATGCATGATTGGGTGGCCTCGTTTGACCTGGATAGCTTGTATCCACACCTGATGATGATGTACAACATATCACCTGAAACTCTGGTGGAACCAGAGCATTACACGGATGAAATGAGAAAATTGATTATGGATGGGATATCCGTGGAAAATCTCCTTGGCCAAAACGTAAATACTATTGTTATAAAAAATATAACAATAACACCGAATGGCCAGTTCTTCCGTACCGATGTTCAAGGGTTTCTACCAAAGATGCTTGAAGAGATGTATGAGGATCGGAAGAAGTTTAAGAAGTTGATGTTGAAGTGTAAACAGGAGTATATTGACGAAAAGAATCCTCAAAAGAAAGAAGAAATTGGTAAACTAGTTGCACGATATAACAATCTACAACTTGCGAAAAAAGTCTCATTAAACTCAGCTTACGGTGCCTTAGGTTCACAGTATTTCCGTTTCTATGATTTACGAATGGCTCTAGGTGTTACTTTGGCAGGTCAGTTGTCTATTCGGTGGATTGAAAACAAAATCAATATATACATGAATAAACTATTAAAAACAACTGATGTAGATTATGTTATTGCTTCGGACACAGATTCAATTTATCTCCGCCTTGGTGACCTCGTTGACAAAGTGTATACTGGTCCAAAAGAAACTGCTAAAGTTATCGCCTTCATGGATCGTGTCTGTGAGGACAAGATTCAATCTTATATTAATGAGAGCTATCAGGAACTTGCTTCGTATGTTCACGCATATTCGCAAAAAATGAGAATGAAACGTGAGGGTCTTTCAAACAAAGGATTCTGGACGGCCAAGAAACGTTATGTTCTCAATGTGTTCAATAATGAAGGTGTGCAGTATGATAAACCTGATATGAAAATTATGGGTCTTGAGGTGGTTAAATCATCAACGCCAGCTATCATTCGTGAAAAGATGAAAGAGACCATCTCACTTATTATCAATTCAGATCAAGAAACGGTACAAAAATTTATCGCTAATTTGAAAACTGAGTTCAAGAAATTGCCTGTAGAGGATATTTCTTTTCCTCGTGGTGTCAATGGTATCCGAGAGTATTCAGATTCAACGACACTATATAAAAAAGGCACACCAATTCATGTCAAAGGCGCCATTCTCTATAACGACTTGCTAGAAAAACACAAGCTAACCAAAAAGTACCAGTTTATTAAAGAAGGTGAGAAACTTAAATTCACCTATCTAAAAGTGCCAAATCCAGTAAAAGATACCGTCATTTCTTTTCCTGTTCGCCTACCAAAAGAGTTCGGCCTACAAGAATATATTGATTATGAGACACAATTTGAAAAGACGTTTATTGAACCAATGAAAATTATACTTGACTGTATTGGATGGCAAACAGAAAGACAAAACACTATTGAAGCATTTTTTGCTTAACGGAGAAACAAATGAGTTTACTTGAGAAACTGAAAAAGAATTCAACAATTAAAGAAACAGCAATTCTTTCTAAGTCTAAGTTTTTTAATGAGAAAGATGTAATTGGTACTCCAGTGCCAATGGTCAATGTGGCCTTCTCTGGCAGTTTGAATGGTGGTTTTACACCAGGTCTTACGATGTGGGCGGGTCCCTCTAAACACTTTAAGACAGCGTTCAGTCTGTTGATGGCCAAGGCCTACATGGACAAATACCCTGAAGCTGCACTTTTGTTTTATGACTCAGAGTTTGGTACACCTATCAAATATTTTGAAACTTTTGAAATTGATATGGACCGTGTCATTCATACACCATTGACTGACATTGAACAATTGAAGTTTGATATTATGCAACAACTTCAGGAAATTTCTCGTGGAGATAAGCTAGTGATCGTTCTAGATTCTATAGGGAACTTAGCATCCAAAAAAGAAGTTGAAGATGCTCTTGAAGGTAAGTCGGTTGCTGACATGAGCCGAGCAAAACAGGTGAAGAGTTTGTTTCGTATGGTCATTCCACATCTAACACTTAAAGACATTCCAATGGTTGTGGTCAATCACACCTACAAAGAAATTGGTATGTTTCCGAAAGATATTATTGGTGGTGGTACCGGTTCGTATTATTCAGCCGACAATATTTACATCCTTGGTCGCCAACAAGAAAAAGATGGCACCGAAATTGTTGGTTATAATTTTATCATCAATGTAGAAAAATCACGATATGTCAAAGAAAAATCTAAAATACCTGTTAATGTATCTTTTGATGGTGGGATTAACAAGTGGTCTGGCTTACTTGATATTGCACTTGAATCCGGCCATGTGGTCAAGCCATCAAACGGCTGGTATGCAAAGGTAAACCAAGAAACTGCCGAAGTTGGTGGTAAAGTGAGATACAACAACACACAAACCGAAGAATTTTGGTCTGATATTCTTACAAATAAGGCATTTGATGAATTCGTAAGGAAGAAATATGAAATCACTTATGGCAACATTATGGGACAAGCTGAAGTGGTGGAAGAAACCGAAGATGCTTGAAGAAGGTAAAGACTTTCATTACATTAACTTCAACAATTCTGATATAACAGGCATTGAATTATTGATGCCTGATTTTAAAGGTGTGATTTACCATTATGAAAAGGCTCAGGTTGTTGAAGAAGGTGAAATTGGTCGTTTGAAGTTTGGTTATATTATTGTGCATCCAGGTGAACACGACATAGACCACTTGAATGTGAACGAAAAATTTCATACAATTATGGGTGATCTGCTGACCCAAATCTTAATGGCTAAAATAGAAGATGAGAATAGAAACAACGATTCTAAAAAACTTAATATCCCCTGAAAATTATACCCGTAAAGTATTGCCTTTTATTCAATCCGAATATTTCTCCGATAACAAAGATAGAACACTTTTTAAATTCATAGCCGAGTTTGTCAATAAATATAAGACACTGCCTACTCATGAAGCACTAGTGATTGACCTCGGTGAATCTAAATCTCTGAGTGACCAAGAACTAAAAAATGCCGTAAGTTTGCTGAATGAAATACATGATAACAGGAATGAACCAACCGAAATACAATGGCTGATTGAACAAACCGAAAAGTTTTGCCAAGATAAGGCCATTTATAATGCCATCATGGAATCGGTTTCAATACTTGATTCTAAGAACACTAACAAAAACAAAGGTGAAATTCCTAAACTACTCTCAAATG